CAACATCTTTTGAACCACCAATACTTGAACCAGCGTTCATTTGTTTTGCTTTTTTAATCGCCTGTGTGTATGTCATAGGACCACTGGCTCTATCACCTTTTTTTCTCATACCACCAGGTGCTCTAGTGTCTGTAAAATCTCTTAAAGCATAAAGAGCAAACTTTTCTTCTAATTCTGTTTCTTCATTTTGTTTCATATCAGGATTATACATTAAATAATCTGATACTGAATTGATGTAATCTTTTGCCTTTGTAATCTTTGATTGAACCCAAGCCTCTAAAGGATTGCCGTCATCTGATTTACCTTGTAACATTGAAGCAAGTTGAGTTGCCTTATCAGCGATGGCTTCTAACTCGCCTCTCGCCATAGATACTTCGTGGTCTTTTTCGTCTTGTTCTTTAAATCTTCTAACTTGATTGTATGCTTCAGTTAATGTTTTTCTATATCTACTCATTGTTACCCCTTACAGTGCTGAATAAACAGCATCCCAATTTTGAATTTTCTTTTTTAAATCGTTTACCATCATCTTTTCTAATCTTTGTCTTAAAGTAATAGCGTCATTACCTATTTCTCTAGCATAAGTATTGTGTATCATTTCTAAAGACTTATAAGCGTCAGCCAGTTTTTTATCTTTTAAAATTCTATCAGCAATATATCTTCTTGCTTCAAAATGATTATTGCCTGCTGTTTTAGCTCTAATATATTGTAAATCAGTTTGTGAAGCATTTGCTTCTTTTAAATCCTGTTTAAATTCTTTTAAAGTTTTACTCATATTCTTTTATCTCTAGTTTTAGTTCACTATTACCTTTATGTAATCTATGAAACTGTTCCTTTTTAATATGATAATTATTACCTAATTCTAATTCAAAAGGCAATTCATTATCCATTTGTAATTTCCATCCTGTACCATAAATCACTTTGAACACACGATTTGCTTTATCTTTATGCCAAATCAATTGTTCATCTTTCACATCTTCTTTGAAGACTCTAGTAAACACTTTATCATAAACACTTTTTTCAAAGTCGTCAAATGGTTTATAATAATCTAACAAATCTTTCATTACCAGTAAAAGTTTCCACCTGTTCCAAGACCTAAACTTTTAGCATATCGTGGCAAATTACAAGCCCAATAAGCAGGTTTAGTTTTGTCTTTCTGCTGATCACATTGATGTCTAGCAGCAAAACTTTTTCTTGCTTCAGGATTATCTAATTTAACTTTTAATCCTGTGGTATCTCCCCAAGTCACTTTTTTAATTTTATCACCGTCTTTTACAAAGACATAAAACTTTTTAGGTCCACCTCTTTTTGGTTTATTCAGTGGTGGGTTCTTTTCGTCTTCTTCGGCTATCGGTATGTCTAAAGGTACTTTTTGTTCTTCAAAAACACCAAATTCGCCTATATCACTTTCAAGTAATTGAATATCCCAATCACTTGTGACTTCTAAAATTCCTTCTTTATATAACTCTCTTGCCTCTCTAAACAATCTATAAAACTCCTCACTATGAGTACGATAGATATTATTAGCAAGAGGTATATTGTTTTCTACGTGATAATTGACTGCTTCACTTATCTTATCTTTATATTCTCTAAAACTAAGCATTATTATCTAACTCCAATTTTTTCATCATTTTATCAACAACTTCGTCTAATTTTTCACGCCATTGTTCTTTATATCTCTCCCTATATTTATGTATTACGGCATCCGATATTGACCATTCTTTAATATCTTTTTGTGTAACAGCACTTGATTCTCTATCAATAATGCCTTTTTTTACATCATTAACAACTCTTTTTAAGTTATCTTTAGGGTTACTTGGTTTATATGGTTCGCCTTGAAATTTTGGATCATATTGAGGCTCACCAGGTGTAATTTTGCTAGTGTAATTAGCGTAATCGTGTCCTATATCATATGCTTCTGGCACACAATTAGGCACTTGTTTTCCATTTTTAGTTTTCATTCCAACTTGTTTAAATCCTTTCCAACAAGCATCTGTCAAATCTACTTTTAATTCACCAAACATCTTTTTAAATTTTTGAGTATGTTTACTTGGTTTAGTTTTTGCTGTATCATCGCCAGGTGCTGGCTTGTAAGGTCCTTTTGTAGTATCTTGTGATTTGAAGTGTGTATCTCTTTTAGACTTCACATCTTTAGATAGACCTTTGTAATATTTTTTTGGTTGAGTTCCTTTTTTACTGCTCACTGATTTGTCTTGTGGTAATCTTCTTGTGTGTCCACTTTTTTTATCTTCATCTATTTCTGACACTGCTTGAAATCCATAATCTACATCTAAATTATATTCTCGCACAATTGCCTCCTTGTCTGAAGCAACAGGTATACAATCCCAAATCCACGCTTTGTGTAAATTATTTTCGCTATCTTCCATAACAATATAATTTGTACCACGTCTTACAACTGTTCCTTCGACATTTAAATTTACGTTATTAATCTTATCTCCTATGTTAAAGATCATTTCTCTAACATATAAATCTCTTATTTGATTTTGTTCAAATTCTTCCATACTTGCTATAGGTTTAAACTGATATCCCATAAAGTGATTAGCAAATGAGGCATTTAAGTTCATACCTTTTCTAACATCTTTAAATAATTTTTCTACATCTCTATATGAAGTAGGTAATCCTTTTTTAAATGATTGAATATCACCTTTTTCTGCCGCCGCTCTCATCTTACTTGCTGACATACCCATAGCGCCTTCAGCGTCTGGATCTCTTTCACCAGCAGATACAACTTTAATACTATTAAAATTATAATAGCCGTGTGGTTTGCCTTTTACATCATTGTATTTTTTTAAAATACTATCAAATTCTCTTACTCTATCACTACCAACAACCATAGTAATATCACTAAAACCTTTTTTGTATAAATCTGTAGCAATATCTAAAACCATATTAGTAGGATTTAATAATATTGTACTTGCGTGTTGTGGAAAAATCTTTTTCATATAATCTAATTTTTCTCTTGGCGACAAAGGATTCTTTTTAGTGTCAACACTCTTACTTAAATAAATTCTATAATCATTTGCTGGTACACTTTTAACTTTATTAATTAACTTTTCGTGTCCTATAGTAGGCGGATTAAAACGACCAAAAGTAAACGCAACAGATTTACTTGTTGCTTCTGAAATCGAATCTATTTCATCATTTGTTATTTTTCCGTCTTTCATAATTTCTTTACACTTTTTAAAAAATTTTAAGTAGTGATATTTCTCCAAGTATTTGTAAATTACATTTTTAGGTAACTTGTGATGAATACCATATTGTCTAATTTCATCTGGTGTTAAATCTCTATTATATAAATCTCGTCTTGCCTGTGCCAAATCTTGTCCTAGTTTATCAAAGAATATAATCGCATTTTCTATTTCTGTCAACTTTTTAGATACTAAAGATTGTAAATTTTCAATATCACTTGGCTCTAACTCTTGTAATTCTTTGTAATCTATTATATCTCTTTGTAACTCACCTTTTACAACATCTATTTCTTTTACTTTCTTTTGAAAGTCTGCCTCATATTGTTTAGAATCAAACGATTGTTCTACAGGTTTTCTTACAAATTTATTTTTCATTACATCATACACACCATCGGCAGTTTGTAAATGATCTTTATTAATTTGTGGGTCAGTATGTACATAATAATTAATAGGGTGTTTTGTACCTGGTATTAATTTGCCATTTATATTTTTTAAATTGTTATTAATTGCCTCTCTCATAGTTAATCTATCAGCAGGCGGCACATCTAATAATAAATCTAAATCTAAATCTGCGTCATTTCTATATCGTTTTGTTAAGATAGAACCAATTAACATTACTGATACTACAGGAGCATACTTTTCAAAATCTTCTTTTACTGTTTTCATAATCATATTCAAAACAGATTGTTTTAATTTAGGATTATTAGTTTCAGCATTATCAAAAACACCTTTAGCATAAGTTTTTCTAGGTATATCACTTATACCTTCTACGACTATAGGTTTTTCTATAGTGTCTAATTTGTTTATGATTTCTAAAAAGTTTTTCATTTTCTTCTTTTAGCCTCTAATTCTTTAACAATCCATTGTTTGGCAATATGATTAATAGGTTTAGTTCTTAAATTTGATCTTACAAAATTAGCCGCCTTTTGTAAAGTTAATGTAACCAGTTCTGCTTCACTTTTATTATTGTCTATAAGTAAAAAGTTTGATCTGCCAAATAAATGTTGAAACGCACCCATATTTTGTTGTACTTTTTTCCAATTACTTCTTACAACATATTCAGGTACTTGACGATCTCTACCTTTTTGTCTTTCTAAAGCAATATCTAAACTAGTATTAACAAAAATCATATAACAATCATAACCTAATGCTTTTAATTTGTTATATTCACTATTTACTTTAGATAAATCTCTTCCTGTTGCGTCAATCACAACACCTAATCGACCTTCTAAATATGTGTTCAGTTGTGTATTAGCAGTTGTTTTTGCTCTTTGTCTAATAATATTTCTAAAATATTCTTCTTCACTTGGCATTTTAAACGATAAATTTGCTTGTGTTAATCCTCTTTCAAAGGCAGCATCTGAATTTACAACTTTTAAACCTGTAGCAGCAAACGCTGATTTAGTTACAAAAGATTTACCTGAACCAGGACCGCCTGCTAAAAAGAACGCTTTGAATATACCAGGATCATAAACACCTTCCGTTATGAGTTCTTCCATAACTATCTCTTTATATAAGTGATTAAACTTTTTCATTATGATACCTGCATAGTTCGTGGAACATCTACTAAAATACCCTCACCAAATACATTCATTTCGTGTGTTCCTGATGCTGTTCTTATTTGAAATTGTATATCTGTTTTTTCTGAATATTTAAATGGTATTCTTCTTTGAATATTCATTTGATTATAAAATGTTGTTCTTGCCACATTGTATTGTTGTCCATTAGAGTTTTGACTAAAGTTTTTAAATATACCTGGTTTGGCAGCTGTACTGTCATTTGAAAATGCGTCAATACGATATAAGTAAAATTCTTTATTTGCTGGCACAGTATAGATACTTGCTTGATTTCTACCATCACCTGCTCTAATACCAGCATAGTTTACAGTTTTACCTGTGTTTTGAATTGTAATTAATCCTACATTGGTTGCGCCTGAAGTTAATATTACATCATTAATTCTAAAGAAAGGTATGTTAGTGTTTATATCACCAGCGCCATTGATTGTAACCACATCTGATATTTCAGCATAGTTGGCGTCTAGTCCTTGTATCAATAAAGTTTTGCCATTATCACTACTACTTGCTGATGTTACTGTCATTGTAATCGCTGAACCTGGATAAGCATATACTGAAGCAAATTCCCAAGCAGGTATAAATGAAGTTGTTACTGAAGATTGATAACCAAATATGTTTCTTGTAACAGAACCTCTAATCAGTCCTCTACTAACTTGTATGTTTTGTTCTGTTAAATATCCTACTGCCATTATCCTTTAATCCAATCCTTTTCTGCCGTGAAATTAGCCCGACTAAATTCTAATCTATCAACTAACTTTACAGCGCCTGCCCCTTTATCAACTGCCACAAAACCCTCTGGTGCTGTAACTCTATAACCATTCGGTGTTCTTAAAAAATGACCTATACTTTGTATTTGCGATAGTTTTGAAACTAAAAAGTTTTTTGCTGTTTGTAAACTTACGTGTGAAGCAATTGCCATATATAAAGCAGTTTGATTTTTGTCTATAAATTTTAATCCATTTTTTAATATTTCTCTATACTTATCTTTACCACTTTCTGTTTTCTTTGCGTCTATCTCTTGTTGTACAAATGCTTCAAAATAATTTCTAAACATTTCTTGTAAAGTTTTTACTTTTGCCATACTACCTTTTGTATTTCTGATATAGTAATTAAAAAATGTTTTTAATCTGTATCCTATAGAAAAACTATCAGATGATGATTTACTCATTTCATCTAATATAGGTCCTGCCTTTGATAATGACCCTTGTGCTTTTCTTATTAATGCGTCAAAACTACTTAATTCTGATTTTGTAAACTTAGCAGAACCTGATACATCTTTATAAGCAGCGTCTGCTAAAAACACAGATGATATACCTGATTTACTTTTAACTGTACCAAATCCTGCTGTCATAGAGGACAATGTTGTACCTGAATATGATGTGTGAAATACTATACCCATTTTTGCTCTAGCAATTCTTTTGCCTATAGTCGAGTTTTTAGGTACGGCATATGTGATTGTATTCGGTGTAAAAGTAATCATACTTTCACCGTCTATGTTTGCTGATTTTAAATCAGACGAAGAAAATAGAAAATCACCTTGTAATACACCTTTAATACCTAATTTTTTTAATTCTTTTAATGCGATATTTAATTTATTGGCAAGTTCGCCACTATGATTTTTTGAAATATCAGATGAAGTGTAATTGACTTTAGGTGTTTTATTGAATACTGCTTTTGTTCCAACAAAGAATTTGCCGTTTTCAGGATCAATACCACATATAATAGCAGGCGCACCGTCCCATTTTACAGTCATATTGACATTACTACCTGCTGAACCAGCAAGCATATTTCTAATTGACTTTAAAAAGTTTACAGCGTTCTCGCCACCTTTTGAACCACGATTTATAATATCGTCTTCAAGGTGTTCAAGGTGTGTATTTTTATCTTTGGTAATAAAACCTTTAAAACTAAACATTTCTCTCTCATTTTTTCCATTACTATAATCAATTTATCCATATAAATCAAGCGTTATCTGTATTATATTTATAACATAAAAAGTTTGGAACCCCACCATTAAATTGCCATACTTTGTTTTTATTTTGAAATTGTACTAATTTTTGAGCATCCTCTTCAAAAAAATGCTCAGATATTATGTTTTTAGTAGGATATTCTGTAACGTGCCATACTATATCGTCACCTTTTTTAATCATACGTTTACGATAAGTTAAATTAGGATATTCTTTGTCGTGTTTAGGACGTCTATCGCCTTTGTGAAATTTAACTTTTTGTTTTTTGGGCATTATAATTTAAAGTCTGAAAACTTATCGTAACTTTGATCTGGTGTTGGATAACTTTCATCATCTTTTGTTTGGTTACTATCTACGATATTTTGAGCAGAATTTTCTACATCATATAATTTCATTTTTGCTCTATCTACACCTACAATAAATGATCTATTCATAGCAGGATCATTATATCTATTCTTTAATTGTTTAACTTTCATTTGACCTAACGCCTCTAGTTCTTCGTTTGACATTAACGCAAACATAAAATCGGCAGTTGCTGGTAAACCAAATGATTCTGATGTATCCTCTAAACCAATATCTGTACTTACATAACCAGTTCTAGTTGTTTGTGTCGCACTAAAGATTGGTACATCAAACTCAACAGCAAGACCTCTTAATTCTTCAGCGATTGCTTTGATGTAAAAGTATGATGATATATTACCACCTTTAAATCTACTACTAGCACAAATATTTAAATAATCAATAAAGATAATATCTGGTTTAAAACTTTTCTTTAACGCAAGTTCATTAAGTAAACTTCTAAAATGACCAGCGTGAGCAGACGCCGTAGGATATTCTTTAATAATTAATTTACCTGAAGTCTTGCCTTGTAATTTAGAAACTTTATTGCTGTATAATTCTTTTGGCATAACGTGTAAATCATCAATCGTTACATCAAATAAGTTTGCGTCTATTCTTTCAGCAATTCTTTCTTCAGCCATTTCTAAAGTAATATACAATACATTTTGACCTTGTGTTAAGAAACTACTAGCACAATGACACATAAACAAAGACTTACCTACACCTGTACCGGCAAGAGCAATATTTAATGTTTTACTTGGTACACCGCCTTTTGTAATCTTATTAAAGAAAGATAAATCAAATTTATATTTCTTTTCTTTTGTATGATACCATTCAAATCTATTATCAGCATCGCCAATGTAGTCGTGCCCAATATGATTGTCAAATGAAACTGCTAATGCGTCAGCAAGAATACTTGGTATTGCTTCTTGTGTTCTCTTTTGGTCTTTGCCATCTAAAATTTTAATACCGTCTAACACTGCGTTATGAACAGCACGGTCTTTACAAAATCTTTCAGTTGTATCTAACAACCATTGTAAATCAACCTCGTCATAAGAAATAGTATTAATTAGTTCTTTAATACTTCTATGTTCTTCTTCATTAATATCTTTACGATTATTAAGTTCAATTAAGATTGCTTCTTTTGTAGGAAGATTTTTATATTTGTTTACAAACTTTTCAACTTCAACATACAATTCTCTTTCATCTCTTTTATTAAAGTAAATAGGTTTAAGAAATGGTAAAACTTTACGAGTGTAATCTTCATTATAAAAAAGATTTGTAAGTATTGTATTTTCAATTCGATCAGACATAATGTAAATAACTTCCTATAATATACTTTGGTTCTTTAATTGGTTTATGTGCCGTATGTTTATGTGTCCATAATGG